TTCAGTGACATCCTTAAGTTGATCCTTTCTAGTAGTACAACCATTTTCAGGTGTATCAGAAACATCAATGTTAAGAATATTTTCCATATTATCTTCTAGAGTATTCATAAGAATTCAATCCCTTCATTAAATCCAAAGTCATCACCAGCATCAATTAGTGCATCATCATTAACATCGATGACACCATCTGTATTGATATCTGTTATTGCTTTGGGTGTATATGTTCGTGTAATTGTTCTACGATTAACTGCAAGATCTCCAACCGTTTCATGAATGATTGCTTTCTTAATAACGTCTGCAGTGTTGTAAGGACCGTATAGATAGGACTTCATTGTGAAGTTAAGTGTGTAGATGATATATCTACGTTCATAGAAACTATCGTCCCACTCATCTTCATACCCAACATTATTTAAAACAACACCAATATCTCTCTTCTCATTCATGTCTGGAATCATGTTAAGAGTTATAGAGAAAGATGGTTGAAAGTATGGTAATATTTGTTCAGTAATTTGTAATGCATCGTCTTGTGACTTAGCAATAACACCAAGTGAAAAACCTAGGTTATAAGGTACAGGAACATACTGTACTCTCACCTCACCACCATTACCATCAATGATAGTTTTGTATTTTTGAATTGGAGATGTCTTACGAGTAGCATCATAATCAATACTAGTCATCTCAAAATAGAGACGTGGTAAAGTGATTGCTACCTTTCTATTAGATTGGTTTTCTTCTAGACGAACTAGAAACTTCTGCTTAGGACCATATGCCAAAGGAACTTTAATTTCCTCCAAGACATCACCAGTGCTTGGATCCGTACTCTTCATTGTAATATTATTGAAGAGCGTACCAAACGCTACAATGTTCTTACGAACAATTTGATTGTAAAAATGTGATCCTAACATTAGATACTACCTGTAAAATTACCAAACTCACCAAATGGATTTCCTTCCGACCAATCCACTATATTATCAGCATCATCTTCAATCGCTCTGTTTTGATCGTAGTTGCTGTTGGAATTATTTAGAGTATCGAATGTCTCAGGACTCCATCTAGCACCTGAAGTTAGACCAGTGATTACCTCAGCAGTAGTAAAGGTTCCTGTGCGATTGATAACTTCAAGAGATCTGGTTGCTGAATCCCAAGATTTGACTTCTGCTCTATTGTCCTTAGGTGAGTAATCAATAGTAACAGTAGGAGCAGATGTGTATCCAGAACCTCCAGCAGTGATAGTTATAGCATTGACAATACCACTAGCACTAACAGTTGCAGTAGCAGTTGCACCTGTACCACCTCCTCCAGAGATAGTTACTGTTGGTGGTGTAGCAACTTTATAATGTGCTCCACCATCTGAAATTGTAGCACCTGAAACAGCATCTCCTGTAATAGCAGATGTTGCCTTAGCTAAGAACTCATCACCAACAACTTCCTCACCTACAGTAAAGTCTCCTGTACCACCAGGATCCATTACTAGTTTGATTGCGTTATCAAATAGTTGCTCCACTGCATCAATCTCCGCAATTCCAGTATCAAAGTCATCACTACCAACCTCATAGATCTCAGCAGTGATAGCATAAAATTGAATCTTACCAAACTGATAGAATGGTTCTTCTTTTCCTACAAATTTAATTTCGTAAATATCTTGTGTTAATGGGAAGTACAATAAGTCTCCCTCATTAGGTCTGCTATCAACTTCCAGTGTAGGATTATGATCAGCTACCTCTTCATCCCATCTTCTAGTAGAGACACGGAAGATAACTTCATCTGTAATTCTTAAACCGAACTTAGAAATAAATTCAGCATTGTCACCAAAACCCATAACATTCTGTAACAGCATCTCAACTTGGAATTGTTCTTGATACTTAGTGTATCTAACTTCATCCAGAGTGCTGTCTGCTAGGACGGTCTTGGGGATATAGTAAATATCTGTACCAAACAGTTTGATTTGCTCATCCACAAGATCCTGAACGAGACCTTGTTCGCCACTGTGACCTGCGTAGTAAGTTGGAAAATAGGAACTTGTAGGCATTTTATCCGATCATATCCATTGGTGGAATTG